AAAGAATATCTTTTATATCTCGGAGTGGGCCGTTAGCAAAGCTATCGGCTTCTTCATCGATATATGAAGTATTTATTCTCCGTATGATTTTTAGAAGCTCTTTCTTGTGAAAGATCTTATAAGCATCATAAAGGGGAGACTTTCTTAGTTTTCCTGACTCGACAAAACCACTAGGATTAAACATGGGATCTAATTCCATGACCTTTTGGTTTGTTCTCTGATTGGCCTCTTCAAGTAAGAAGCGGTCTAGGTCATTCAATAATTTTCTTATTGGAGGACCCTTCCTCCAAGGACTCCTTATCCCCGAAAGGGGAGGGATAATTGGGAGTACCTTAAAGTGCTCCAATGCGGGACAGGTCAGAAGAACATGGGCATCGAAATCATCTTTAAACTTACTGTTGTGGAACAGTTGTTCTAAGATGTTACGATACTCAGAGTCGGAATATCCACCTGGATCTGAGTGGTGGAATTTCTCGGAAAATACTCTTATAAATTCAAGGAAACCAATTAAGGTTCCTGTTGATTTTATAAGAATATCCGGAGGGATAGGTGAGATTTCACCGCCATTGATGAATAATCTTTTGGCGATCTCACCGAGGTTCTTAGTTTGGGTACTAAAGATAGTCTTCTCTTTTGAGAATTCCATCCCAAGACCATCTAAGACTTCCTCATATCTCTCCGTGCCATTCTTACTAGCAATTGCCATGTCATCACCAATCACTGCATAAAACCTTCCAGTTTTAGAGTAATTGATAATGGCGTGATTAGTTATTGCCATGGCAGCCCATGAGGATAACATCCCCATAGGTTGACCTACAGCATAACGAAGTTGTCCACCAGGATAACTGATATCTCTGTCAGTTAAAATGGTCTTCCAAAGAGTACTTAGACCCCCAGGAAGAAGGTTTTCCAACACCTTCTCTTGGAGATCTACAGGCATCCTATCTGTTGCGGCTTTTAAGTCGTAACAGTTAAGAGGTTCTGTTTTGGTAAACTTCCTCACTCTCTTAGCAATAAGATTGTGAGAAAATGTACCATCACAGGGAAACTTTTTCAAGACCATCATAAGGTAGTCATGAATTGGTTTCAGTACTGTTTGGGTCCAAATGTCAGGAATGCAAATTACGCGGGTCTTCCCACCTCCTTCTTGAAGGAAATGGAGACGAGCCGTCATGTTTGGATTCCCAATTTCTGGATTCCCTTCGGAAAGAGAAGCTGATATTAACTGTTCCCAGTGAGAGAAAGCTTCGGTGGTAAAAACCAACTTAGCGATGGCTTTCTGGGTATTGATAATACCAGTATTCTGACAAGCAATTGCATCCATTATACTTGTATATCCAATTGCATTTGGCCCTTGGGCCGAAGCTTTCGGTGTTACAAATAATGGGTTATGGGCCGATTTTAATTCGAAAGGTATAACTTTCCTAGCTTTAAGGAAGTCCTTAAAGTGGAAAGCTATATCTTCGATTAAATCGACGTATCGACTTGTATGGGCCTTAGGATTCACTTGAGTTATGGTGGAAACATCATAACTGACAGGAAGCTTTATCGTTTTGTAACAATTACAAATTGTTAAAACTCCCTGTCTGAATCTTAAGGACATCATAAGCCTCGACATTGGTTCCCTTACTCCCTTGATCAGGAAGGAAGGATAACCATCTCGAGTCTTCGTCCAAAACAAATTTTGGTTGAAGGTTGTCTCTTGATCCATACAGCTTTGCTGTATGAACCTCAAGAGCTCCTTATGATAAGCAACTGTCTGAGCATGACCATGGTTACTAATCATAGCCGTGAGATGTCTCAAATAGTTGTCACATATAAGTCGAAGGGTTTGATCTTTATAAATAGAACGAAAGTTTTCTTTATAAATTTCAAGTTCTCTTTTTAATTTCATATTTTAATATGATCATTAAAAGTTCGGCTTTCCCAAAACGTAAGTTTCGGTGCTGAGAACTCCCACCCGGAGATCAGCCAGGTGGGATACAAGTTTATAGTACAGG